GGGGGTTCGCCCCCTCTTATTTCACGGAGGATAATAAATGGTAAAACCCTATGATTTTTCTAAGTTAAGAAAAAGTTTAACAAAAAACATTGACGGTCTAAGTTTAGGCTTCAATGATCCTAAAGACTGGATTGACACTGGCAGTTATGCATTAAATTATCTTATTAGTGGAGACTATTATAAAGGTGTTCCACTTGGTAAGGTAACTATGTTTGCTGGGGAATCTGGTTCAGGTAAAAGTTTAGTTGTAAGTGGTAATTTAGCTCGCAATGCACAGAATTCTGGTTGCTTTGTTGTTATGATGGATAGTGAAAATGCACTTGACAATTCTTGGCTACAAGCACTAGGTGTAGATACAAGTGAAGATAAACTTCTAAAAATTAATGTATCTATGATTGATAGTGTTGCTAAAACGTTATCAGAATTCCTTAAAGGTTATCGAGAAGAAAACCAGGGCAATGATTATGAAGATTGTCCAAAAGTAGTAATTGTTATTGATAGTTTGGGAATGTTGTTGTCGCCAACAGACATTAAACAGTTTGAAGCCGGCGATTTAAAAGGTGATTTAGGACGCAAGCCTAAAGCACTTACAGCATTAATTCGTAATACAGTTAATAGTATTGCCCCATATCCAATTGGGTTTATAGTTACAAACCATACATATGCTTCACAGGATATGTTTAACCCCGATGATAAGATATCAGGCGGGCAAGGGTTTGTGTATGCAAGTTCTATTGTTGTTGCTATGCGGAAATTAAAACTTAAGGTTGATGCAGATGGTAATAAGGTTTCTGAGGTTTTAGGAATTAGAGCTGCAATGAAAGTTATGAAAACAAGATTTTCAAAACCATTTGAATCAGTACAAGTTGAGATTCCATATGAGACAGGAATGAGTCCATACAGCGGATTAGTTGATATGTTTGAAAAATCTGGTGTCCTTGTTAAGCAAGGTAATAGATTAAGATATGTTGACAAAGCCGGTAAAGAACATATGTATTTTAGGAAAGGATGGAATGCAGATACATTGCCTGTTATTTTGAAAGAGCAGGGAGATGGTGTAGTACTTGAAACAATAATGGAAGACTCGGTATTAGAAGAAATTGAAGAGGATTAGGTAAATATCCATTATTGTAATGAACACGGAGGTAGTTGATGGATATTAATCCTGATGTAATAGTAGAGATGTGGAGTGTGCTAAAACCATATATCCCTCAAAAAGAAAGAGCAGATGCCGCATATAGTATTATAGATTTCTATGATACAAATGGTGACATTGAAGAAATGGGAGATTGTGATACTTTAGATTCGCATCTTGCCAAGGCATTAAGTGACTATTTAGAAGAAGCCGAAGAGGATGATGACGAGGAAGATGAATATTAATGGCTAGTTGGTATCAACAAGTAGTTGAAAGTATAGCTGCCCTTCCTGATTGTATAGATTATTATGAAGGGCAGTTAGTTATAGCACGTAATGAAGTTAAATTTACTGGAAGTATTGAAAAAGCTGCAAGTGCTATTCCAGCAATTGTACAATTACGTTTTTCTGAATTGCAAGAAATTGAAGCAATTCTTGAACATTTAAATATACATTTAAGAAAGTTACGAGCACAAACTTTTAGAATGTATTTAGAAAAGTATAACAGGCAATTAAGTTCACGCGATGCATCAGCATATGTTGATGGTGAACAAGTAATTGTAGATCAAACAGAACTTATTAACGAATTTGGTTTATTACGAAATCAGTTTCTCGGAGTGTTAAAAGCACTCGAAGCAAAACAGTTTCAAATTAATAATATTGTTAAGTTGCGAGTTGCTGGCCTCGAAGATTCCGAAATCAATATGTTTTATGGTAATCCGAATAAGTAATAGAAATGAATAATTGTTCTTGACAGATCGATTGTCTGTAGTGTATAATAATTACATTAATATATTGTAAAGGAGAATTGTAATGAGTATTAATTTACGCAAAGCCGCAACTTTACAGGAACAAATTCGGCAAGCTATTAGTGACATAAATTTGGATACTGAGTTATCAAATGAATTACCAGAACGGTTAATTCGAGTAGAAGAATTAGAGTCAGTATTGTATAGTTTGCGAGATAAAGTAGGCAAAGCAAATGTTGAAACGGGTGTTAGTACTTTGTTGACAAAACGAGTACAGCTTAATACACTTATTGGTAGATATGAAAAATTAGTTCGTAATGGGTATGAAGAATATAAATCTAAGTTGTCAGACTTTCGTCGAGAAAGAGTAGTTATAAGTGAAAATATTCTTGAATTAAATGTTAGTTCAAATGTTGACATTACAGATACTGATCTAGATATACTTAGTAATGAGAATATATTATAAATATATGCATGGATGAGTGTTGTTAAGGGTTTAATAAGAACGATAAAGAATATACTTGCTAAAATTGTATTAACATTCGGCAAATTAGGTTAGAAAAATGCTCAACCATTTGATGAAAGGACGCTTCGGCGTCCTTTCTTTTTATCATTGACAATTATAGGTTTTTTGTTATTATAGTTATATGGATAATAATAAATCAGAAAAGTTAGTTCAAGAGTGTGTTGACGCCATAGGTGGCGTTGCTATGAGAAATAATATAAATATTGTTGATGAGGATTTTGTTAAAGACATAGCACTTTCGTCAAAATTTTTGAACGCAGCTTTTGAAAGGCAGTTAGGTCGAAAAAATAATTTGCATGAAGATATGTCAAAATTAATGAATTCCATATTAAAGTAATTTAATAGGAGTTAGTTGTGAGATATAAGTTGTATCTTGACGATATAAGATGTCCCGCACATGTCGGATCAGGCCTTAAGAATACGCCAGGTTGGTTAATGGCTCGTACTTATGATGAAGCAGTAAGTATAGTAATGAATAAAGGTTGTCCTGTTTACATTAGTTTTGATCATGACTTAGGTGATGAGAATGCTAAAACTGGATATGATTTTGCAAAATGGCTTGTAGACCAAGATCTTGATTACAATATTATACCTGCTGATTTTGAATTTAATGTTCATAGTGCAAATCCAGTAGGAACCGCAAATATTATAAATCTACTGGACTCCTACTTAAAAACCAGATAAAAATTGTGGTATTTACATATAAGAGTTTCCTTATATAAGGAATTCCTTATATTAGCAATTGCTAATATATACCAGTTAAGATTGACGGATATCCAATTCGTGCTATAATGTATGTATAGAATGAGAAATTAAGAAAGAAGTAAAATATGGTGTTGTTTAAGATTGACAGATCCCCGACCCATGCTATAATGTATACATAATGATAGAAGTTCTACTATTTCTAATCTTGCTTGTTTTGGTAGTTAAATGGCTACCAGGATTGACGAGCTTTTTGGTTAATGCTATCTTAGCAATTTGTATCATTATTGGTGCTATTGTTTTATGGGTAGCAATATTTTAATTTCAACATAGGTAACAATATGTCCGCTCAAGTGTTAGTAAAGGTTACTGGCTCGTATCGTAACGAGCCTGTACAAGATATGGTTTTTCCATTGCTCAAAGATTTTACTGTGGGCAAGAAGGGAAACTCAATTACGGTAGACTGTTCAGAGTTCTCTGGACATCCGTGGAACAAATCAAGCAACGGTAAGGCACAGATTAAGATTGCTGATAAGTCAGCATACGAATTTGTCACTGGCGATACGCCAGTTGGTCCTGCAGATCCAGCAAAGCGGACCACGCCAGTTGAAACAGACGAAGAAACGATTAAGAGAATTCGTGAGCGTTTCGATATTCTTGAGGAAATGACAGAAGCCACAATGGAAGGAACGGTACGCGGTATGATAGTATCAGGCCCTCCAGGTGTTGGTAAATCGTTTGGTGTAGAGAGTACACTCGAACGAAGTCATACTTTTAATAAACTCGCCGGAAAGTCTCCCAAGTATATGGTTGTCAAAGGTGCAATGACTGCCCTGGGTTTATATTGCTTACTTTATAATTGGAGCGACAAGGGGCGAGTGCTGGTACTAGATGATTGCGATACAATCCTCTGGGACGAACTAGCACTGAACATTCTTAAAGGTGCTCTTGATTCAGGTAAGCATCGCAGGATTTTTTGGAACGCAGATTCTTCAAAACTGCGGCAAGAGGGAATTCCAGATCACTTTGAATTTAACGGTTCGATCATCTTTATTTCAAACTTGAAGTTTGACAAACTAACGAAGGGCAATCGAATTGGCAAGATCAAGGATCACTTGGAAGCCATTATCTCCCGTTGTCATTATTTGGATCTGACACTGGATACAATG